AAGCCTGCACCGCTTGGGCCGCGATGGTATCCACCGTCAAAGCGGAGGCGTTGATGGATTCCGCATAAACCGCGTTGGCAGAGACCGCGCCAGAAACAGTAACCGACCCAACCACAGTGAGCGCGGAAACGGTCGCAGCGTCGATGACGGCAGAGGCCGCTGAAACGGTGCCGGCGAAATAGCCGTCAGAAGCCGACACACGGGAGATGATGGCTTCCGGGATGACAAGGTTGGACGCCACGGTCTGCGCCGATGCATCCACCAAGCTGACGGAGGAATCGATCAAATCGGCATAGTCCGTCCCGGTGGGAGTATCCCCCGTCTCGAACTTCGCCTTTAGGGTGGCCCTGGATTGTGCCGTCATATCTGGCTCACGTCATAAACGAAGAAGGGACCACAAGACCCGCCGACCGCCATCTCGCCGAGGGTGGCGAAATTCGTGCCGACGGTCTTGGGCGTGAGGACATTCGTTTGTCCAACCGTGGGGGGCGTGAACAAGCACACCTCGCCTACGGCTGGTTCTTGGCGTACGCCGCGAATCGCTCTTGGATCGGAGCGGGCGCGCACGAACTCTTGGGGATTTCTAACTTCGTTTTGATCGCGGCGAACCCACAACCCGTCCCACCGCTCGACCATTTCCGAGCGGTAGTGAACAAGCCCGGACTCGTCGTCCATCATCAGGTGGTCGCCCACCCGATGGCGGTTGCGGATCGGCATTACCTGCCCGACTGCAACACGCGGAACACCGGAGTCCCGCCCGACGCTGCCGTGACATTGAGGCGCACCGCGTAGACGGGCGATCCAACGGCAGTCGAAAACGTCCCGGCCGATCCGTTGATGGTCATCAGCGTGATTGCGGCGGCGCTTGCAACCGAAAGCGGATTATCGAGAGTGTATTCCACCTTGGCTTCGAGATCCTTCGGCGCGGTCACGGAGATCCGAGTCAGCGCGTCCGGCTCGTAGACATTGAGCGGAATCCAGCTATGGGTGGAGGCCGAAGCCTCCACCGTCTTCGTGACCGATACCGGCATTACGACCTCTGGATGTAGTAGACGCGCGCCAGGCCGTCGAACTTGGACAGTTCAATGCCAGCGGTCGCGGCTGTGGTTGCATCGATCCAAACCCGCATGGCCGAAGACACGGCATCCACGAACGACCGCGCGGAGACCGCGTAATCGTTGATGTGGTAGAGGCCGGCAGCCGATGCGCCGATGGAGCCAAAATAGTCCACGTCGTCGGCATTGCCGAACCGGAAGGTGATTTCCGGGCCTTCGCCACCAGACGCTGACGCGGCGGTTTCCACGACCAACTCGATGTGGGTCGGGGCCGCGTTCTTCGGAATAACGATGGAAGACGCGCCGGACGTGTTCGACGCCACGGTGGCTTCCTGACATGCGATCAAGGTTCCAATGGTGTTGGCAGCCTGACCGTTGTCCTGCCCGGTGCGAACCGGACCGGAGAAAGTCGTTTTACCCATTTCCTGTCCTTTCAAGAAAGGTCGGGGGGGCCGAAGCCCCCCCGTCAGTGGCTACGCACCAGGCGAGCCGAAGATGCCACGCGGGTCCGTCACGCCCTGCGACCAACGCGCCGTCACCTTGAACTGCAGGTTCTCGGTGGCGAACTCGTTGTCGCGGGCCAGATCGGCCGCGCGGCGCTCGTAGCAGACGAGGCCGTTCGGGCAGTCCGTGCCGATGAACCACGCGTCCGAATCCGTGAGATACGGAGAGACGATGGCATCGCCCTGGATCATGCCGCGAACCACGTTCACGTCATTGTCCGCGCTGCCCACCTTCTGGGTGGTTTCGAGGATTTTCGCCGCAACAAACTGAAGCGCGGTCGGCACGATCAGCTTGCGCGGGAAGACGCGAATCTTGAGATTCTGGTCATCCACGAAGTCCGAGATGTCGATGCACGCCTGCTCCAGCGAAGTCTCGGTCAGGTCAGCCGAGGTCTGAAGCTGGTTGCGGAAAGTCCCGCCGCCCACCAGGGAGTGGGTCGCGTTGAAGACCGAAGAGCCGTCCGCAGCGGTTTCCGAAGAAAAACCGTTGTTCAGGACGTTAAAGTGCGTGGTCTCCATCGTCTCCCGCATTGAGCGGGCCAGCATACGCGGGATCTGGTTGATGAAGTTGTACTGATCGTCTTCGTACATCTCGCGGGTGACAACGCCCCCCGCGCCATACGTGACGTTCACATACTCCTTCTGGAACCCCTGGAGCAGATCGAAGAAGCTGACAGCAGCCCCCTGATCTTTTAGGCCGGCAAGGGGATACCCCGTGACGCCCTGCTCTTTTTCATAAGCCTTGTCCGAGGTCTTCTTTTCGAAGATCTTTTCGTAGAGCGGCTCATAGGAGCTATACTCGTGGCCGAAGATCTCCTTGATCCCAGGCCACAAAAGTTCGGCGAAATTGCCGGTAGAAGTCGTCATATTCCGCCTCCCTAGCGAGTGTTGGCTTCAGTGTTGAAGTGATGATGCGCGATCACGACCTCAATGTCGTTGTTCGTGCCGCCGGTGCGATCAAGCTCGCTGGGAGCAAGACCGACGATCTTCAGAATCGCGCCGCCGCCAGCCGAAGCCTCGGTGGACGAGTTCTTGATGACCGCGCCGGAACGCCCGGCCGCAGTGACCGGAGTGCCAGCCGATACCGAGGCATATCTGCCGATGTCGGTCTGACCGGACGAAGCGTCCGCCATGCCGACGAAGACAATGGCCGGATCGTCGTGAACCGCGATGAAGGAGTCAGCCGACACTTCGGCCCCGGCAATGCCCGAGGGCAAAGCATGGGTTTTCGGTTTCGGGTGACCGCCTGAGCGATCATACACCGCGTCCACGACGCCCAGGATGGGCGTATTCGCGGAAGCTGCTGCGGTGTAGGACTGAACGGCGCCGTCGGCATCCAAGTACACAAGATCGCCGGACCAGATGCGCGCAGTGTTCTTGCTGTGCGTCCGGTAAAGACGCGCAGCATTCGGCGCGCGGCCGTCGAGAGTGCGAGATGCGACAAGGCCGCGTGGCTGATTCGCCATGTGCTACCTCATTCGATGGTTATTTTGGGTTTGAGATGATCGGGCGTATTCGCCCCCCGCGATTCCGCTTCACGCTGCATCTTCTTCGCATCGTCGAGCAGGCCCACGGTCTGGTTCTTGGTTCGGTCTCGGTAGTACTCGTCGCGCTCTTGGGCCAGGTCTTCCGGCATCACGGCCAAGACAAGCTCGCGATATTCGGTGACGCTGGTTAACGGCTTTCCGTCTTGAATGGTCTCGGGGTTGTCGTGCTTGGCTTTCTCATTCAATGAACTAACCAATTGCCAGCCCTCGCGGAATTTCTTGTCCAGGTTCGCTGCGTCCTTGGACAGCCACCGGGCGCGGTGTCCGGGCAACTTGTCGGCGGTCAGGAGGCTGGCGGGCTTCCAACTGGAGCGGCCCTTCTTCTTTTGTTCTGTATTTGCTTTGCGTGGCATTATCTCATGGCCTTTAGCTGTGCGGCGTAACGCTCCTCGCCAATGCCGAGTTTGCGCGCAATCCGCTTTTGGTCTTCGGTCAACTCGATTTTCTTGTTCGCTTTCGGGCGGAAATTCGGGCTTGTGGACGCAACGGCCGGAGCCTTGGCGCCCTGCATTTTCTTGTCCAGAATTCTTAAGAAGTCGTCGATGGTGTCGATATTGGCGCGGGCAACCGGGTCGTTCCAGATTTCATGCGCGTTCTGAATCGCCTTCTGATGGTCCGGGTGGGTCGCGTCCACATAAGGGCGGACCGGCTTGCCGGATTCGTCCGTCTCCAAGGCCCAGCGGGTCAATGCCTCCTGGGTCTGCGGCGGCAGAACGTCTTCCTTCGGTTCTTCCTTGGGCTTTTCCTCTTTCGGGGAAATCTTCAGTTCAAGGATGCGCTCGTTGATTTCCTGCGCGCGGTCGTATTCGCCCTCTTCCATCGCATCCACCGCCATGCGGCGGAGCGTGGCGAGGTCGTTTTCCGACTTCTCTTCTTCGATGTGCCCCAATCGGCCGGACACCTTGTGCAGCGATTCGTCCAGACGGCGGATGTGGTCCTGGGCAACTTCCCAGTCCTTTTCCCCGCGCTTGACCTGCCCGTAGAGGTAATCGATGCGATGCTTGATCGCCTCGGCCTTCTCTTCCGGAAGGTCGGACAAATCCACCGGGTCGTAGCCCTGTGGCTTTTCCCGCTGCTCTTGTGGCTGTTCTTTGGATTCTTCTGGGGTCTCGGGAGTCTCTTGGACTTCTTCCTCATTCATCTTCGATCACCGCTATGATGTCTTCGTCTTGGCAGACATAGACCTCCCGGTCCCCGTCCTCGAACCAGTCGCCGGCATAGCGACCGAACAGGACGGACTGTCCGACTTGGATCGACTCGTCACACTCCGGACCCGTGGCCACGACAATGCCCTTGGCAGGGGCGTTGCGTTTGCCAGCGTCTTCCGGAATGATGATCGAGCCATGCTTGAGGGTCTCGCGTTCGATTACGACGCGAGCAAACAAGGGCTTGAGCATCTATCCTCTCATCAGGGCTTGCAGAAATGTCTCGACGGTGTCGCCAGTGCCCCGGCCCAGCACGTTCTTGACGTACTGGCGTTCGATGGGAACGATGGCGTCGTTTGCGGCTGGACTGCCTTGGGGATCGAGAAGGGAATAAAAGGCAACATCCCGATAATAGTCCTGCATATCGGGTGCCAAATACTCCCCCTGACCTTGCAGGGCGCCAGACGCAATCTTGGTGCGGCTTTGCAGGGGCGTCATGCCCGCGAAGCCGTCTTTAATGGGCAGTTAGCCGGGGCGCTTGGACAACAGGTCCACTCCCCCCACCCCTCCATTTGGGGCATTTTCAAGCGAGCCGGTCGCAAGGGCCAAATCGCCCTCTTGCGGCATGATCCGCGTCGGGGCCTCGCGCATCGCCAGATTCTTGCCGGTGACAAGATTTCCAATGATATGGGCCAGGTTCATGCTCGTAGCACCGCGCTCAGGAATGATTCGGTGGTCGGTTCACGGATTTCCTGCCCCAGCACGTTTTGGACATACTGGCGCTCGATGGGGGTCGGATCGCCCGTGATATTTCCTTCCGGGTCAATCAGGGACGATGTGACCAGTTTCTTGTAGAAGTCCTTTGCAGCCGGGTCTTTATAGGCAGAGTTGTTCCCCTGTGTGGCGAAGGTCGCGAATTGAGTCCGCTTCTGCAGCGGCGTCATGCTCCCTGACATTTTCAGAAAGTTCGGCGCTGAAAAGTTATCCGCCGGACGCGCGCTGGCCAGTTCCTTTCCGGACATATCCGGCGCGACCGTGGGGCCGATTGGAGTCGGTTTGGGCAGAGCCGGTGCTTTAGACTTTTTCAAAAGTTGCGAAGAGATGGCGGTGGACGCAATCGTAGCGGCGGCCGCTATGACGGCCGGGATTACAGCGGGCGGCACCTAGACCTCCATCATGTATTGCTTGCCGGTGGACTTGAACCCGGCGCGGCGGAACAGCACTTCGGCCCGGTCGATGCCGGTGCCGGTGCCAACGACGATGCGCGAGGCGTTTGCACGCCCCCAGCGCAGAAATTCATTGAACAGTTTCCGCCCCCATCCGGTCCTGTGTTCCGGGAGAACGTAGAGCAGATCAAGGTTCGCGGAACGCTCGTCCGTGTAGAGCATCACCACGGAAATATATCCCTGGACCCAGCCGACGATCTTTCCCTCAACGACCGCGACAAAAGCGCAAAACTGATCGGGATTCTCGATGATCGTCCGAAAGACTTCCCACGCCCGGTCCCGGTCTATCGGCGGGTAATAGATAAAACTCTCCTGGCGATACCTCTCCCCAAGAGCCAGAACAGCATCGCAATCATGAATCCTCGCGGGGCGAACAGTAGTCTTCGACCCAAGACAGAACATCATTGCGCCCCTGCAATCTCACTAACTTCTCCCAAGAGGTCGCCAATATCGCCTGCTCCCGCGCCGGAAATGTTTCTAACAAGCGCCTCAAGAACTGCTGGGTCTCCCGGTCCCTGAGCCATTTGTCCTTCATTCAGGATCTCCGCTTCGTTCACGCCGTATAGATAGGCGATGTGCTGCTGGATGTGATTTTCCAGAGCCTTCACCTGCTCCGGCTTCATGGTCTCACGGTATCCGGCCAGGGGATCGGCCGCGCCGTTCGGATTGTCTTCAGCCAAGAGCAATTCCTGGTGGGCCTGAATGTGCGCCTCGTGATCCTGCTCCGGATAAACCGGAGTGATCTGAGGTTCGGGCATCAGCGCCATCATGTTTTCCTTCTCGGGATCGTCTTCCCTCGGAGGTTCGGGCGCCTTCGGATTGATCTGCTCGATGTTCTGGGCGTCGATGGCTTCCAGCAAACGCTGATAGGCGTTGTGGATATATTCTGGCGATTGCTGAACCATCGGGTTCTGCATCACGTAATTGAATTCGGTCTCTGCCTGCGCAAAACGCTGGCGTTTAGTTGTCATCTTCGGATCGGCCGCAGGCATCACCATCAGGTCCGCCGCGTAGTCCTCTGGGGAAATGCTCTGCATATCCACCGTTCCGTCGGCGTGGTTGACCGCGAAATATTCCTCCTGGTTGAGGTGCCGCCCGTTCAGGTCGTAGAGCATCTGCAATTCAATGCTCCAGGAGTGAAGCACCCGCTCGTAAACCGTCGAGAACACCTCAAGGGATTGATCGATTAGCGCCATCAAGGCTTGCGGTTGTATGACCTTGTCGGTCTGTCCGGTCAGGGCTTCCGTGACCGTCGCGAGCCGGTCGGACCGGCTCATAAGCATCTGCACGACCTGCCCCAACGCGGGGTTTGGACCCGGAAACGTAAACTGGAAAATCTGCTTGCGAATATCGTCCGCAGTCGCGTCGATTTGCTTGAACTTGCCCAACTCGAACTCATGCTCGCCGCCGCGAACGCCGGTCGCATTGCCGATGAAGCCGGACATGTTGCCGACATTCGCCAGGGTGCCGGCGTCCACGATCTGCCGCAGCAGCTTGTTAACTGCGGTATTGATCGGGCCGATCAAATGCCCCTGCCCCAGACAGTAGACCCCGTCCGGGTTTTCGATGTAGCCGTAATGGGTGAAGAACTCCAAAGGCCGCTTGTTATCGACCGGCTCGCCGTCTTCATCGTGCAGGAACCGGGGCGCGATCTTCAGCAGCTTTTCGGACGTGCAATCCACCGTCACGATATAGGGCTCGGCAATGCCGTCTTCGTCCAGATCGAGAATCGTGTGTTGCTCGATGATCTTCGCGAAGCCCATCTCTCCCGACGGGGGTGTTTGACCGCTTGCCTTTTCGTCGGCGTCTCTCACCGGGTCGCTGTCGTCCGCCCGATACGGAAGTGCGTGGGTGATGTAGCTTCCCGCGTCGGCGAGGATCTTCGTCTCGTTCACCGACTGATAGATGATGTGCGTCTTGCGCTCGATAGACTCCATCTCTCTGGGGCCGATGCCGTAGGGCAAGACCAGGTCTTCGGCGCGGACATTCTCGACCACGTTTCTCTGCAGGAGGTCGTGGAAGTAGATCTTCCGGAAGAACGACCCGTGCAATGGAAGGGCCAACAGCATCCGGTCCACGTTGCGCTTGTAGGCGCGGTCCTGAACCATCAACTGCCAGGACATATGATTCCCGACGCGGCGGGCGCGGTCCATCAACTCCTCCCGCGATCCGCTGACTGTGGGAATCGCCCGGATGATGTTCCGGTTCGGGAACATCGCCTTGTAGGCGCGGGCGTGGAATTGAACGCAAGCCTCCGTGAGGAGCGGGAGAGATTCTTGAGAAGAGCCCTGCCACGGCCCTTTTTCCGCCTCGTCCTGCTGGTAAAATTGCTTCTTCCACTTGGCGTGCATGTCGAGCCATTCCTGGCGCGACTCGTTGTCTTCCTTGAACGCTTCGAGGGCTTCGCCCGCGATCTTCTTTTGTTGTTCTTCGGAGAGGTTCAGATCGGGACTAAGCATAGCGGTCCAGCGTCAGAGTGTTTTTCGGCGGCTGGAGAGCCGACAGAATGCCCTCGCCATGAATGCAGAAGTCGTTTTCCGTCTTGAACAGGTGCTTGAACTCTTGCGCCTGAGCCATTTTCTCCAGATCGGTCAAATACTCCCCCTGCGGATCTTGATGGATTTCCCGGTCCCGAATGGAAACCCGGATTTTTTCTGCGTTCAGGGCGTTGCCCTCCGAGCCGTCCCGGTAGCACAGGTCAAACCCGTGTAGATGGAACTCCCGGAAGCCCAGCGCGTGAGCGAGCGAAATCGCCCGCGTTGCTGCCGAACAGCCGCCGGCGATCAATAGCTTGCCGGGCGAGAGAATTTTCTCCTCCCCGGCCCCGACAATGGCGTGATATCGCCAAACCTTATGGCCGTCCAAAGCATCGAAGGTGGTCGGATCGCACATCGACGCGACGAAGTACCGAACGTCCTTGTGAGGGCTTGCAACAAAGTCCGCGACATGGGCCCTAGGATCGAGCAGAACACAGCCCCACGGGATCACGCCCGCCTCAATGAGTTTGTCGTGGGACGACTTGACGCAGAAAATATGGGAGTGTCCCCGGATCGCTTCCGGGTCGAGGGACGGACCGCCGGCCGCGATCACCGCTGGCTCGCAGTGCCGTCCCACCACCTCTACATCCGGCAAATCCCGTTCAAGGTTTCGCCTTATGTTCGCCTGAATCGTTTCATTCGAAGACACGTTGCGCGTTTTGACTTGCAACCGGATCGGCGGGGCGTAGGGTTTGCGAACCGCCATTCTGACAAAACCCCCGTCTTTTACCGGGTCTTTCTTCGGCAGAACCATGAAGTCATCGTCTACCAGGAACCCGGCCCCGCCCGGCCGGCCCTCGTACACGTCATCCAAAACAAGAATTTTCGACCCTTTCACGGCGTTGTAATCGCCCAGAATGGTCTTTTCCGAATGCCCGCCGTCCACAAAGGCCAAATCGGCTTCGATCTTCTGGCCGTGCAGGGTCTCGCGGGTGTTGCCCTTGATTAACCGAACGTCAACGTCAGGACAGGCTTCGGCGATCTTCTGGCCCACCTCGTCCTGGCTAAAGTGGGCCTTGACGTTGGATTCCTCCGCGTCGGTCTCGTCCGTCGCGTCTTCAAACAAATCATAACCGACATACGACTTCGCGCCGGTCGCCTGGATCATCTGAATTGCGCGGTCGCCGTTCCACGTCCCCACCTCGACAATGGAGTCGATCTCGTCGCGGTAAATGTGGCAGATTGCGATTAGTTGGTCGTATCTCATCGCGCGTACTCCCACCATTCCGGCTCATACGGAAGCCCTGGGAGCATGTCAGGCGTGCCTCTGGTGTAGTGAACGACCTTCGGCATCAAGGTTTCCGGCGAATGCCCTTCTAGCCAGTTGTAATCCTCGGGAATGTCCCCGATTTCGTCCTCGTGAACCCACAACATTGCATGAAGATGGGCGCCGGGATCGTTGTTCACCCTGTATAGGGTCAGGCCGTGGCACTTCGCCGGATTGAAGACCATCAACGAGGACCAATTCTTCCGCCGGTAGCGGGTTTGCACGACATTCGTGTTGAATTTGTGCGAATCGGTCGGTTCATGGTGGTGTTTGACGCACCAAACCGCTTTATCGCCCTCACAGGCGCGGATCACGTCGGCGATGTCGCATCGCCACAGCACATCCGGGTCCACGAACACCGCTCGTCCGGGCTGATAGTCCTCCAGCGCCGGAACGAGGAAGCGCGTGAACGAAAATGTGGTCGAAAAGGGCTTGCCGTCCCGCATATCGATCATTTGACCGTCTGGCGTGACCAAATGTTCGCGCCAAAACAGCTTTTTTGACCGCAATTCCCAATGCCTGAGCGGTATTACGTTGATCGGAATGCTTGCTTGGGCCTCCAAAGACTTGATGCAGACATCCATCGCTTGAATGTCTTTTTCATCGAACCCAACGTACACATTCAGTGGTTCTGTCACTTCTAGTCTTCCCACATCCAGAGTTGATCCGGACCCCATTTCTTGATCCGGGTTGCCCCCAGATCCTCTAGGAAGGCCGGCAATTCGCTGCCGTCCAACCCGTAGCGGGTCGAGCATTTGTGCTCATGCTCGAAAAACAGGGTCGGTTTGGACCGTTTCAGGGTTTCCACTGCCCCTTTGAGGGCGAAGGTCTCGTATCCCTGCAGGTCCAGCTTGATGAAGTTCGGATTCAGCCCCAGACTGTCGATTGTGATCGACTGCTGGGATTTTTCGCCCTTGCCAACGCAGTAGATCGGGCTTTCCGGGTATTCGTCGCCGTGATATTTCACCTCGGCAAAGCCGTCCGAGAGGGCCTTGCAGATCACGCTCGCATCCGGGCAGTTTTTCTTGATGCACTCGGCATTGAGCGGGTCCATCTCGACCGCGAACACATGCTCGAAATTCTTCAGAAGATCCTTCGTCCAGCCGCCGACGTAAGCCCCGCAATCAAGGGCGCACCCAAATTTGGACAGATATGGCTTGACCAGTCCATATCTGGACCCTGGGCCGTTTCTACGAGTGACGTGGTTGTCTACCGGATACCACCAGCCGTCGATTTCAACAGGTTCCACGCTTCACCGCTCCTCATCTCGTCAAGGGTGAATTGATTGTAGGCAACCCAATGCGCCCAAGGGTCTCGCTCAGGCCACTTTGGGCTTTCGATGTCGGGGAAATCCCAGCTTACGCTTTCGGCGATATGCTCCCCGGTAACGATACAAGGCACCCCCTCTCTCAAGGCGTGAGTCGCGGATTGGGAATCGAACGTCACCACGCACCAGGCATTCTCAAGAGCCTGTTGCATGTTGCCCTTCGGCCCCGTCTTGACCGCGATCTTGCGATCCGTCGAACGGCGAATGTCGTTGATGGTGCAGGACACCCAATCTTCCCCGCGGAAGCCGTACCAAACCGCCCTGCCCGGTGAAGGGGGGACGATCAGAACGTGTGACCCCAACTTGCGCCAGGGCTCCATGACTGTTCCGAGTTTCTCGAATCTGTCGGGTGGGCATTCAAAGGGTTCGGTCGCCTGGAACCCGTTCAGCGTGACCCGGTAGTATCCGTCAAAGTGGCCCGGCCGGAAGTAGCCGTTGTCGATATGCCACCAGTCCCGGTTCAGGGCTTCGCAGAGGCGGATAATCTCTCCACACCCCCTCAAAACCCCGTAGACGATGGGGTCTCTTGCATCCAGCCCTTCTCTTACGTGCTTTCTGTCGCCCCATGCCTCGCATACCCTCTGCGAGATGTCGTGGTCAGTGTACAGCGCGACAGGCTTCAATGACTTCCTCTACGCTGATTGCATCCATCGCCCGCCTGCAATGCTCGCAGTCGAACATATGGCCGCACCCCGCGTCATATGAATGCAGGTTGATATGTATGTCGTATCCGGTTGTTCTCGGATGAGTCAGGCCGCCAAAGATCACCACCCCCGGAATTCCGAGAGCCGCGGCCGCATGGTGTAAGCCTCCTTCCGGTCCAAGATACATCTTGGCCCCGGCAAGGTAGGGCAAGGCGTCCATGAAGGATTTGGTGCGAACGAACTCCACACGCTCCAGAACTTTCCCCTCGGCGCCGACCTGCAGGAACTCCGCGTCCATCCGGTCCACCACCGCCTGATACTTCTCAAAACCCCAGTCCTTGTTATCCTTGAAGAAGTCTTTTTTGCAGTTCGGCTCGATCAATATTTTCCCGTGCGAGACCGGCCCGACCTGGATATGACCGGGAACAGCCTTGTAGTGGGGATTGAAGATTACCTTCGTGTGCCCACCGACCTTCACCGCCCCCAAATGGTAGGGCCGCTTCCCAGGCTTGTTTTCCAGCGGGAATCCCCGCCCCATCGTGATGTCTTTGTTGCCGTCAAATATGGGCGACCAGTAACAAACCTTCGCCGGCACCCCCAGGGCCTTTTTGACCGCGCGGGCTTCGGCGGTCAGCATGATGTCGTCACCCCAGCCCATGCCGCCCCTCACACAGTAGCGTAGGGATCGACTGACTTCCGGGCATATCGCTTATACTCCGTTTCCCATTTCTCGTGTTCTCTGTCCCGCTGCGTTGTCACGAACGGGCGGGACCGGAGCGCATATCCCACTTCATCATACACATGGTCTTCCTGTTTTGAGTTCGGGCCCTTGTCCGGGTCGAACTCATCGAGGACCAACATCGGAACGGTGCGCCAGAAGTGTTCACAATTCGCCGTGACGTAGAACATCGGGAGGCTTTCTTCGCCGGACTCCCCATAGTCTTCCGATCCCGACAACCTCGCCAGAATCTCGGCATACATCGCCTTCCGGTCCTTCTTCGATTGCCGCATCCGGAATCGCCCGTCCGTGGCAGTGGACATATTCTCCTGAGGAGATGGCCCGTCGTGTTGAGCCCACATTCCCGTGTCCCCAACCCGGTAATCGATGACCTCGCCGTCCTCTCTTTCGAGGATCTTCTGAGCCACGACCGCCGCCGGCATTCTCTTGCCTTTATCAGCTTTGCCGTCCCAGCCGTACCACTCCCGGTATCGGATGACCGCCCCGGCAGGAATATCGACGCCGTCCCAGCCGTTTTTGGCCGCTAGGTGCGTGTCCTGATCGGCGACACAATACCAGCCCACCGAAAAAGGTTTGGCAGTGCCCCAATCGATACACATGAACCGCGTCCACCACTTCGGCGGGTCGAACGGCCTCAACTGGTGTTTCTCTCTCGATAGATTATGCAGAGCCGCACCGACAACCGCGTCCCAGTCGCCCTCCGTCAAAGCCCGCGCAAGCTCAGGAGGCAGCGCAGAAAACTGCCCGGCGTAATTCGAACTCAGATATTTGTTGTCCCGCATCTTCGCCGGGATGAAGACCGACAACCATCCCTGATCATCCGGGTTCTTCGGATCGGCCATCGTCTTGTCCCGGAACAACACCTCCGGCACCGACCCATCGATAAAGGTCTTCTTTAAAAACGTATGCCCCGGACCGCCAGGGTTGGACGCAAAGACAATCCTCGGCAGCAACTTCGTCTTCGGCGCCCAACTCCCCAACCTCACGCGACCGCGAAGATAGGTCAACTGGTACTCGGTCAAATGCGAGGCTTCATCCACCCCCAGCCAGTGCATCTCCGCACCCTGGTACCGGTGAACGTCCTGCTCTTTCTCACAGTAACAGAAATTGATCCCAGCCCCGTTGTAGAACACGAACCGTTGTTCGTTCGTCTTGTACTCCCCCAACACAGAGGGAATCTCGTTCCGGATCTTCCGAATGTGGTTGTCCTGCAATTCCCCAAGAGTGCGCCGGAACAGGTAAGCATCGCACCCCGGATTCTCCAGGCAGAACGCTATCGCATCCCACCTCAAAGCGTGGGACTTCCCCCCGCCAGCCGCACCCCCATAGAATATCTGGTTCGCCACCGTCCCATGAAGCAACGCCTGACGGGACTGGGGAGCGTAGTCTAGGTCGATTTGCACCCGATTTCGCCTATAGGTTGGTACAGGGGCCGGTTTTGAGGCAACCTTCGAGGGGAATTTCTATTTTCGGTGCACATGGGGTAGCCTTGGACAAGCCTGTAAAATGAGCGAAAACCTATCTCTATTCGACCACCCCATGACCCCAAAGGGGGGGGGTCTGAAATGAGTCTGTCGCCAGGAAAATGCCGGGATTTGGGATATCGGTCCTAGATAGCGGCCTGCTTTGGGCGCTCTCTCAGCAGACCCAAACACCAAAAGCTATATTTATCAATGGGTTATGCGGATCAATGCCGATAATGTACATTATGGCGAATATTAACGCCTGATATATCACGGCACATATCACGGTCACACGGGCTGGCGTGTTCTCGCCCTCCCCCTTCTTATTGCCCGCTCATAACCTTGTCTGCTATTCGCCTGAGGATGTGTCCCCGCACTCTGTGGCTAATGGCTATCACGTCGGTTCGGCAGGGTTTGGTGTCTCTGTGACCCGGTCCATTCCCTGGCCGCATTTGGTGAAGTAGCAGGTCAGTCGGTCCCACGTGTGATCGGTGCTTTCCATAGCCTGCCGCTCAGTAACGCTGATTAGTGCGGGCATTCCTTCGCGAGGCTACACTCCCCCTCTGTGCGCCAGTCGATGTCTGTGCTGCCGTCGGGATACAGATCGATTTCGATGGTGATGCTGTCGATTGCGCCCTGTGCGCCGTCCTGGGCGAGTTCGGCTGCCAGGTTCTTAGCGTAGCGTTCGATCTTTGCTTTCGGGGTTTCGAAGACCTCGGATTTCGATGTGTCGTTTACGCGGCGCTGTGTCTCG